GGACCAGCTCCTTGACTTCATACTCAGGAGCGGGATGGGGTTGGCGGTTGAGGACTTTATCACAGCTCAAGAAGCTATCACTGAGGTGGCTATTGACACCCTCCAAGTGATTATCTCAGGGGCTAGTTCCTCTGATGTTCCTGACCTTGAAGCCTTGCAGATTGCAACCGCTGATCAGGTCTTTCAAGATGTCATCCTTCCTGACACCCTCACAGCTGTGAGGAGCGCTCTCCAAGGAATGACTGTAAACGTCCCCATGAACCAAGCCATTGACGCGCTTAATCAGCGCCTTGAGCAGAGCACAGGGACACAGCTGACACAAGCTAGGACTCAGCTCAATAACTATGGGCGCACAGTCACAGCTAAAGCGGCTGAGGCGTATGACCTCGACCTCTACCTCTACACAGGCCCACGCGATGGTGTCACCCGCTCCTTCTGTCGCCCTCTCATCAATAAGGTGGTGGATGAGAAGCAGATGAGGAAGCTAGACAATGGGCAGGGGATGCCTGTTAAAATTAGCGGTGGCGGGTATAATTGCAGACATAGCTGGTCACCCATCACAGATACCTTTATGGAAGCGGCGGGGCTTCAGAAGGCCACGGCTCAGGATATAGCCAAAGCAAACGCAGGAGGCGCGCGATGATTAAGACTGTAACAGGTCAGATAAGAGTTTATGAGTGGGTGGCCCCTGGTCCTCTAAGCGGGTCAGCTGTGATGACTGTGGGGAGCTCCACACCTGTCACCCTCACACAGACCCGCGCCAATGCCACAGTCTCAGCTATCGCCAACGATAGGCGAACGCTCACAGTCAACAGCCAAGCCACAGCGCTTCAAGCTGATCAGCTCAAGGCTTACCTTGTGACTGATGGTGACAGCATCTACAGCGTGACTGTGGTGAGGATGGTGGGGACCACGGCCATCCTCGCTGAGCCTCTACCTCGTGAGGTAGACATGAGTGAGACGGCTGAGCTCGTCTTTGGGATGCACTATGGGACCATCCCCTCAGCCATCACCAACACCTCTGGCTATTATCCCATTCAGGTCAATTATACGCTCGACATGGGACAGCAGACACAGACCAAGCTTGAGAAGGGGCTCCTCAAGGTCACGCCTCGCCCATTTGATACAGGGCTGAGCCATGATGAGCTTGTGGGTCAATTCCCTCAACTAGCTGACATGCTCCCACGCCGTCAGAGCTCTTTTCAGGCTCAGATTGAGGCGGCCTTGGCTGAGGTGGTCTTGGTGGTCAGAGATCATCTGAAAGATGAGCCAGAGGTCACAGAAGATGAGGTGTTCAACGCTGGCTCATTCCTCAACGCTCACGCCTACTGCACAGCGGCGCGGGTGTATGAGATGGTCAACCAGCTTGATAACGCCAACCTCATGCGTCAGCGCTGTCAGGAGCTCATGGATATTAGCTTGAGATCATTGGCCTTAGACCGCGATGGGGACAACGTGGTGGATGATAATGAGCTAGATGTGGCTAAGAAGGGAGGGAGCGCGCGCGACCTCAGAGCCTCATGGAGCTCCTACGCCAAGACAGCCTATGATGCCACCTTCACACCCACTCGTGGGATGAGGCACTAACATGACCGCCAAGGTCAGGCTCAACCTCCCCACCTCGCTGTGGACCGCTAAGGATAGCGCGCGCTTGGCGCAGAATACCTTGGCGGCCATCAAGCTGAGGACCACCCGGGGGGTGGATGCTGATGGTAGACCCTTTCAACCTTACTCAACTAACCCTATCTATGTTCCATATCGAGGGGCAAGGCTGAAGCCTAAGGGTGGGCGCGTGTCACGCTCAGGGCGCTCAGTCTACTATGAGGGTGGTTATCGTGAGTACAAGAGTGAGAGCAGAGAGCACTTTGTGGGCTCGAGCGCCCTAGTGGACCTCACCCTCAGCGGGGCGCTTCTCAATAACCTCATGGTGCTTCAAGCCACAGACAGCTTTTTCATCATTGGCCTCACTCAGGAGGTCAGAGGCTATGGGTACAAGGTCAACGCTCAACGTGAGTTCCTTGGTCTATCTCCAAGAGATGTCAATGTGCTAGTCTCAGCGGTACAAGCTGAGATCACAAAGAAGATCAAGAGGGGGAGCAAATGAGCCAAGGCATCTATTCAGCGCTCGACTACTTAGAGGGTCAGATTGAGGCCACCCTCCCCAAGACAGACTCACATCATGGCTTTGTGTCTATCAACAGCTCAGGGCGTGTGGGACCGCTTGAGGCTCATCAGCACACCACGCGCTTCTTCGAGCTCAGGCTTGAGACGTTCGCCATTGATGATGGTGAGGCTGGCATCAGTGGACGTAGGCGCGCCACAGTCAACCTCAGGGTCAGATATGACATTGGGGAGCTCCACTTTATGGAGAGGATGATAGCTGAGGACGCAGCAGCGCTCATGGTCACCCTCAAAGGCCCACAGTATAATCTAGCCTCAACAGGTATCGTCTCATTGATCCCTGGTGAGCCAACCACAGAGCCAATCCTTGACCCCACCTCTGAGGTCATGGCCTTGGTCTTAACCTTCCCCTTTGACCTGCTTTATTTGGAGGCGCTATGAGCGTGACCCACAGAAGTTTAAGCGTGGCTGTTGAGAGCTCCTTTGGCTCACTCAGCTCAACCACAGGCCTCCCTGACAACAGTGGCCTATCCTTCACCTCAATCCCATGTGAGCGTGACCCTATCATCGTTTATGGCGACCCTGTGGTCAGTGAGCGTAATGACGCGCGTGATGGTACCTATGGGCTCGCTCCTGAGCCTGACACAGTGTGGTCTGGTGGCTCGCGTGTTCGCCGTCGCACTGGTCAAGTCACCCTCAGGCTTGACCTCACCACTGTGGGAAGCGCTTTTAACAACTACGCCAGCAACTACTTGGGCTACCTGCTAGGCGGTGGTCTGAATACGACCTTAGGCTTGACCCATAGTGATGCTGTGAGCGCTGTCTCTGACGTGAACACCTTCACGCCCACCACAACCTCAACCAACTACATCACAGGCTCAATTGTGGGCGCTGACCTCAATGGCCGCGCTGAGTATAGCGCTGTGACGGATAATGACCTCTCAGGTGACGTCACAGTCAGCCCTGCTTTCAGCGCTGGCTTCACAGGGACACCCACCATGAGGCTCCTACAGACTTGGTATGTCCCATCTAGGGATGAGTTGGGCACAACCGAGCACAGCTTGGCCTTCCGTGTGGATGGGGTCAACTTCCGCTCATATGCTTATGGTTGTCGTCTTGAGAGCATGACCTTGAGCCTAGACAATGGGCGCGTGATGGCTGACCTCACCTATCAGGCGGCGCTCATTCAAGATGATCACGCTTCAGCCACTGGGCCTGTTGAGCCCTCATACAACAGCGGCGCGCCATGCTTCTTCCGTGGCTCTTATGCTGTCATCTCTGACGCCTCACCTACAAGCTTGACTGACGCGGGGCTCACAGGTGACACCTTAGGGCGCATCTCGCTTGATGTGGATGAGTTCACCCTCACAGTCACCAACACCCTCACGCCAAAAGGTCACTCTAACAGCATCCTCGCCATGAGTGACATGGAGGTGAGTGATGTAGACGTGGAGCTCACCCTGACCTTGAGCAACGTCAACACCACCATCAATGATGATTTCTTTAATAGGACGCTCCGACAGGTGTTGGTGGGCTTTGGTCCATTGGCAGCTGGTCAGGGTGGAGCCTTCCAAATCCCTGCGGCCTTCCTTACTGTGGACCCCTCCAAGTATGACCCAAGCGGAAATGATATTGTCAGGCAACAACTCACCTACAAGGCTTCACGCTTTGGTGGTGATGTGGTAGACACCCGCCAAAACTACAACACTCCATTTAGGATTGCTCTAGGCAAAGGCTCTTAATTATGGCGCTCTCATTCCTCCCAGACTCTGACCTCACCCTTGACGTGGTGGTAACTTGTGACCCTGCTGTGGAGGCTACTCCTGAGCAGGTGAGCGCCTACATGTTGAGCGGTGAACCTTCAGACCTTGGAGGGAGCGAGGG